TGGGATATTCCCCACGCATTTCTGAATATAGCGTGAATCATAGTCGCTGTTTGAATGTCCTTTAAAGTCTTCTTTATATTTATCAAAAATACAAATAAGTGGTTTGTTTGCCAGTGTTGGCATTGCTTTTACCATTGATTCTACGGTAAAAATCGTTTGATGTTTATTTAATCCGTCAGATACAATGTATGCTTCTAATAACATTATATATGGGTCGCTCTGAAGGACTTCATATGAGTCAATCGCAAATTTTAATCGTTTGTCCATTTTATAATCCTCCTAATAGCAAAAATCCCATTGGTTTTATTTGCCTTCCATTCATCAAGACAATTCTGTAATTCAGGGCTTTTAATAAATACAGAATATTTTTTATGTGTTCTTCTATTAACTTTTATATCAATTGGTTCGATATCTTTTTTATAACGCAAAAATTTATATAAGTTTGGTGAGTAGCAAAAGAATAATTCATCTTGACTAAATTCATTTATATTAACCACCCGCATCAGTTTTACCTGATTCTAAGTTGCTATCTTGGTCTCGCTGAGTTTCACCAGCTTCAGTGAGATTACCTTCATCTTTTTTCTTTGCACCAGCTTTTTCTTCTGGACTTTGTTGGAATTGAGAAATCAATGGGGTCATTAAATCTTTTATTTCAAATAAATTCTCCATTTGTAAAGTAGGAATTACTTCATGAGGTTCATATCCTGCATATCCAAAAAGTTTACCAACTGGCATATTAGCAGTTGTAACCAAGTCAGCATATTTTTTCATATCTTCTGCATCAGTATATCTATTTCCGAATAATTTCAGGTTAAATATAAATTTACGAGATATAATTAAGAAATGCAGATTGATATAGTTTTCAAACTGCCTGTATATGTGCTCAACAAAAGCACCGTCATTTATTAAACTCAGTCTTAAACTAGCCGCACTTTTGTCGCCTAAATCCATAAGACTGCCGTTTACACCAATGCTTCTCCAGAACAACTGTTCTCCCATTCCAGTAATACTATTTTGATTCTGGCTATTGGAAAAATTTAATTCTTTAACTTTCATTGGTGTTGAAAAAGTTGTTGTTCCTTTAGGTATAACACCTTGTGTTAATTCAATGAATCTTTGTGCCAGCTTAACTGGTATTTGTGGTTTACCATTACCGTCTAATGGAATTTCCTGTGCAATAACTTTCCAAGTGTCTAGTGCTGATTTTTGTTTTAATAACCTTTTATATGTATCAATTTCAAGAGCATCTTTGAATATTCCACCAAAAGGTGGTATGTTCTGTGCTACTAAAACATCAAAAGCAAAATAATAGCCATCTTCAACTGGCACTGCATAATATTGGAATTTTGCTAATTGTGCATCCTGTAATCCAGAGGTTCTCATTGCAACAAATATTTTATAATATTCATACATTTCTGGCATTGTTTCTTCAGCACCAACCAATCGGTCAAACCAAGTTAAATCAACTGCATAAGTCCAGCCCCATTGCCACCTGCCTGTTATATATGCATAGTCACTGGGGACTTCTATCATGTTTATGAAATTGTCATCTTCTACAAAATATGAATACATTCCACCATCACGCATAATTTTTTTTAATATAATATCTTTCTGATATTTTAAATTAAACTTACGTGAATAGTCCATACACCTATTATAACTGTTTTTAAATGTTTTCTTTTCTTTTGCATTCTGTGGAGACGTAGATGATGTTACTTCTTGATTAAATGTCAGAATTTTTGCAAAATGGTCAACCGTTCTACGATATTGCATAATAGCTCCCTCCAACCAAGTGGAGGCATCTCTTAAATTCTTTTGATGTTTAGAAGGGTTAGTTAACCAAGTTGTTAAATTGGCTTGGGTTGGTATTTTAGGATTCATATTAACACTTTGCATGATGTTTTGACCCATGTAAGGTGAATAAGATGAAGACCTACCCAATGTATTAATACTCTCAATATTATTCAATATGCTTTCCGCATATAGACCAATATATTCTTCCCATATTTTTTCTGTCTCTTTGCTCATAATGGCATCGTTATTTAATTGTGCATTTTCATTTGACAATCATAATCACCACCCTCCGTTCTAATTATAGTAACCTTTTAAAAAGGTATTGTTATTACCCGATGTCGTAAAGAAATCTAGTAAATCGTAATCTTCTTCTTCTTTTAATAAGTCAAGTTCAAGTAAGGTAGCAAAATAATTACCATAGGCTAACGCCATATATCTGTCTTTTCTTGCACTACTTTTTTCATCAACTTTTATATTTCCACCTGTAAATATCCAGTCAAGGTTGACTGTTTCATTTATAAGTTGTTGTGTTTGTAAGTACGGTCTTTCCATATATGTTTGCTCAAATACATCATTGTTTTTTAAGCTCTTCATATAATTACCATCAAATTCAATCATGAACGCCGCACCGTCATTAGGGTCTATAAGGAAGTTTGCCATTCCCTTTGCTAAAGAGTCACGCATTGCCGTATGAATAGCAGTATTCAAAGAGGCAGAGCCAACAATAGCATAAATAATTTCTTCTGCATTTGGTGCTAATGTTCTGTCTCTTAATTCCTTATCATCCAGATAAGAAGTCATTGCTGGATATTCAATACCACGTGATTCATCTTTTGTTACTTGACCAAGCATATCATAAATTGGTAATCCTTGGTTTTTAATATCGAGTACAATATAGTCAGCCTCAAAATCATGATGTATCTGTTTGATTCTAAGTGCTTGTACTATACTGTTTACACCATTCATTGTTTCAATATATACACTTTCACGTTTATATCCTTTTTTTGTTGGAAGCAATCTTATGCAAATAATGGCTGTATTATCATTCTCTACGCCTTCACGCATTGCTATATCAATAGACATAATTCTAATTTCTTTAGAAGTTTTTCTGATTCCATAAGGATTTTGTGGTCTTTTCTTACCAACATAGTCTATGCTACGCATAGGATAAAATGGTTTCTTAATAACTTGATTTTCTCTAAACATATTTAATTTAATATAGGCATCAGCCTTCTCATCAAACATTAAGTTTTCATATTCCATCATAAAACTAACTGCATCAAGTTTAATACGTTCACTGGCAATATTTCGTTCTGTTTTTAAATTATGTTTTATACATAAATGATAATCAAATGCCAATAAAATAGAATCTTTATTACTATACATTGATTTAACCGTATCCATTATTAATTTCCACATATATTCGTGATGCTTATAATAAGCAGATGAAATATATGCTTCTATATATTCTTCTTTTAAATGTGAATACTTAGCCATTACACTATATGGAGTAGGTCTAGGCATAGCAAAAGGAGCTATAACTGTATCGACAATATTTTTAGGAATTAAACGAAATTCCTCATAAATAGTAAATGTTGAGCGATTTCCCCTTGCCGTATCTGATGCTGGAACGACCTTTATGCTACTTCCATTATGAAAAAGAACTTCAATATCGTTTTGGTTCTTTTTTATTTTAAATATTTCACGTGCAAGATTTGGAGACCATTTGGCGAGCTCTTTATCTATTTTCTCCGTGACAATCAAACCGCCTTGTTTTTTAGTACCCGAAACAATAATTACCTTACTGTTTGGATATAAAATAGCTTTACAACACGCAAATAATGCGATTATAAAAGATTTGCCCGAGCCACGGCTTGCTATACATACAAAGCTATAATGTGTCGAAAGAAGGTATAACATGAATTTTTGAAATGGGTGAAGTTTTAAACCAAAATAATGCTCAACAAATCTGTGCATATTCCTACGATAAAACGTTACCCAGTTTTTTATATTTTCAGTTCGCTCTGTGCTACTTAAAC